CCGCCGCCTCGCCGAGCATGTGCTGGGATTTGGCCGACCCGCCGACCCGGGCGTTCACCTCGGGGGACCGGTAGCCGCTGGTCACGCGCAGGGGCACCCCGAGGAGCTCGCGCACGGGCTCCAGGAGTTCCCGGGCGAGGCAGACGAGCGCGACGATCTTCCCGGCGTCCGGGTCGTTCGGGAGCCCGGTCGACGTGCGGCACAGTTCGTCGAGCGTGAAGTGGGGGGAGAGGGAGATCACGTCGGCACCGGACGCCAGTACGGCTGGCCGTCCTTCCTGGCGTGCTCGTCGAGGACGTCCTCGACGATGGCGTCGCGCTCGTCGAGGACGCGGATGTGCGCCACGTCCCCGCCGCCGCGTAGGATCATGGCCGCAGCGGGAGGCTGGCCGGGCTCGACGTACTGGACTGGAGTGCCAGGATGCACGGTCGCTCCTACGAGAAGCCGGCCACGAGCTGGTTGAAAACGAACGGTCGCGTGGCCGCGTCCGTGTCGGTCGTCCGCAGCCCCAGGGTGAAGTAGCAGTCGGTGGTGGCGGTCGGGAGCGTCGACGCATACGAGACGCGCGTGATGGTCCCGGTGTGTGGCGTCGCGTGCTCGATGATGTCGACGCCCATGGTGCTGGCGTCGACGGTGTAGAACGCGAAGGTGTAGAGCTTCCCGGTGGCGACGGCGACGCCAGATCCGGCCGTGGTCGACGCGCCCGACCCGGCGTTGCGGGTGATCACGAAGTTCGCGCCGTCCGTGTCGCTCACCCAGCGGATGCCGATCTCGTTGGCGCCGGACACGTCGTCAGAGGCGAGGCGCGTGGCGGCGGCGGCGTCGGAGATGCCGCAGAAGAACCGGATCTCGTTCAGGTTCTCCAGCCGGAAGGTGAACGCCATCATGTACCCGGCGTCGCGCCGGATGCGCGGCGTCGAGTTCGCGAAGTAGGTCGACGACCCCGACCCCGTGCTAGCCGAGAACCTGAGCCCGGATCCGAGCGCGCTGGTGCCCGCGTCGGCGAGCGCGGCGCCGGGGGAACTGGTCGTCGACGTTAGCCCGTTGCTCGTCGTCGTCGTCGCGCCCCCATCGGGGTCGGCGCTGATCTGCTCCCGCCGCTTGTTGCCGGGGACGCCCGGCAGCCAGGCGAGCGCGCCGTTGAACCATCCGAGCTGGTGCCAGATCGACGGCGGGTTGCCGAGGGCTGCGTACCCGGCGAGGATCGCGCTGTACGCCTGGAGGTCGACGCCGGGAACGACGCCGAGGGTCGTGCGCGCTGCCGACGCGGTGGTGTCGTCGAGGATGGTGCGCGCGAACGACGTGAGGTCGAACGTCGCGAGCGCCCCCGCGCCCGTCGCGTAGATGCCCTTGTTGGCCGCCAGCGTGAGGGTCGAGACGGTGTCGACGCCGGAAAAGTAGGGGATCCCCTGGGACCCGGCCGCCGCCCATGCCGTCAGGGTCGCGTCTCCGCCCTGGTAGTCGGTGCCGGCGACGGCCGCCGAAAGGACGCCCGCCGTCACCTTGGCAATGCCCGTTACCGACGCCCGCTTGAGCGCCGCTCCTGTGGTCCCATCGAACAGGACCACCTCGGAGTCGACGGACGCGGAAGGAACGGATGGGCCGCTACCGGTACCGCTTGGTGAGGTCCACGCCATCAGACCACCTCCGCCACAAGAGACCCAAGGACAGGAGCTACGATGCCGTCGCCATCGTCGCCGAACACGGAAAGGATCACGTCGGCCTTCGCGCCCGCAACGAGGTTTTCCCACGCGCCAAAGATCGCCCCAGTCGCGGTCAGCGAGAGGTCGCCGGCCGATGTCCCGCAGTCGGTCCACGCCCCGCCGCCGTTCGTGGAGTACCGGAGCCGCAGGAACGACCCCGACAGTCCCGCTGTGAGGATGAGGCCAGCGAGGCGAAACCTCGTGAACCCCGCCAGCCCGATGGACTGCCTGTAGAGCACTCCGCCCAGAAATTCGGTGAGCGAGGATGGCATTGCCACCCATGTCGCCGGGGCCGAGGCGACGAACGGCACGCGGACCGGGATCGCCGAGTAGGCAGGGTCGGTGCCCGTGCCGGTGCCACGCAACGACACCCCGGAGGGGTTGCCGGCGGGCATCCGGGCCAGGTCGATTCGGCCGCTGGTGATATCGGTGGCGGCGTGGACATGGGAGGCCGCCGCGACCGTGACGGCGCCCGTGGATGCGTTCACGGATTGGACCGGGGCGGCGGCAGCGGCCCCGGCAGCATCCACCGCCACCACGTTCGGCACGCTCCCGAGCCCCACATCGGACTTGCCCACGACTACGGCCCCCGTGCGCCCGGCGACGGACTGTACCGGCGCGAGTCCGGGGGCAAGCGATGCGATGCGCGCGTCGACCTCGGACTCGATGAGGCCGGGTCCGGCGCCGGTCGGCAGGCTCCAGGACACTACGCCTCCGAGCCCGCGACGAGCACGATGATCGTGCTGATCGCGTGGTCGGTCGCCGCGTTGTTGGCCGAGCTGCGCCCGTACAAGGTGCCGGTGGGCAGGTACACCGGAAACGAAGTCGCGTCGTTGATGTGCGCGGCGGTGGTCGAGTTGGTCGCGAGGTGCCCCTGGGTGGACACCGTGAAGCCGGGCGTGGCGCCGAGCTTCGGATTGATCGCCGTCCCGGTCCCCGCTGTGAGAGTCGATTTGTAGAGCGTGATCCGGCCGACCTTGGGGAGCCCCGCCACGACCCATTCGGCCCCGGCGGCGCTCGACGCCTCGGTCTCGGTGATCGAGATCACGTACTCCTCGCGTCCCGAAGGGCCGACGAAGACCGAGACCGTGGGGGTGCCGTACGAGTAAGCCATGGTGCCTCACAATAGCCCGGAGGGGGCTCGGTCGAGAACTTCGAGGGTCAGCGAGAAGGGGGCGCCGAACGGGCGCGAAGCGCGGACGACCGCGCGAACGCCGTCCACGCCGGCCTGAGTGTCGACCAGGCGGACCACGGTAGGGGCGCGGAGCCAGTACAGGGAGGGGTCGGCGAGGTAGCGCAGGACGCGGCGCGGGAGGGCCTTCCGGGCGGCGAGCAGGATGCCGTACCTGCGCGCCGTGGGCTCGTCCCAGGTACACGACAGGCTCGCCTCCGTGGCCATCCTGCGGCCGTAGAGCTGCTGCGAGAAGCGGCAGAGCTCGTTGTTCTCCTCGTCGACGGTGAGCGCCTCGGTGTGCCGGCCCGCCTCGGTGTCGTACCCGTAGACGACCGGGAAGACGTTGCGGATCTCGTCGAGGTCGGTGTAGTCGATGGCGTCGGAGACGCGCCCGACGAGCTCCTGCCCATACGTGAGCGTCGTGGCGACGGGCATGGAAGTCGGGTCGGCGTAGACGTAGTAGAGCCCGCGGCCCGACACCGCCTCGACGATGGGGAGCACCGGCAGGAGCCGCTCGCGCACGACGAGGAGGTGGTCCACGACGCTGTCGAGGTAGATGCCCACGTCCCAGCCCGCCAGCATCCGCAGGCACGGCGCCATCGCTTCCCAGTCGACCCGGACGCCGCTCGTCACGAGGAGCCACTCCAGCACGTCGGCGGCTCCCCGGGCGGCCCTCGCCGGGTTGCGCGCGGACGACACGCCACCATCGACGAAGTCGACCGTGTAGGCGCCCGTGCCCGTATCGAAGTCGCTCCCGCTGGCGACGTAGACGTAGGCGATCTTGCCCGTGCTGTCCGTGGTGTTCGACAACGTCGGGGAGGACAGCGCCTCGGTGGTGCCGTCCTCGTAGAAGGCGAGGTCGCCGACGCCGACATCGGGCGCGAGGTGGTGGCCAGCGAGCCCGAGCGCCCGGTAGCCCGCGCTCGGGAGCGCCCCCAGCTTGAATCCGGGCACCCGGTAGCAGCGCCCGACGACGGCGGGCCAAATCTTGCCGTCCAGGCGGGTGTACCCGAGCGTCGGGTGGGCCGCGCCCATGTCCCGATCGGTGGTGAGGAACGAGGACCCGGCCGCCGGTCCCACGCTCTCCACGGTGAGCACGGTCGGGGCGCCGCCGATGCCGATGGACGCCGCCGTGACCGTTCCGCCGTCGAGCAGGATGGTCCGTTGCAGCCAGCTTCCGCCGTCCCAATGCAGCGCGACCTCGACGCGCGCCGCCGTGATGCCGTAGTGCCCCCCCTCCCGGACGGCCACGTCGAGACCCGGGTAGGCGAGCGCGATCTTGCAGGTCCGCAGCGACACGATGGCGGTCAGGGCGAAGAGGTCGACCTCCTCCTCGTAGTCGAGCACGTCGTACAGGCCCGGCACGTACTGGAGCGCGGTTCCGGTGTCGGAGTCGGTCACCAGCACGCCCCCGGCCTCGGCGACGCTGCACAGCCGGAGCGTCTCCGCCGGGGCGTCGATGGTGACGATGACCGTGGGCCGCTTGCCCGCGGAGATGACGAACCGGGCCTTCTCGGTCCTCACGCGATCTCCGTCATGACGACCTGGGCGATCCGTTCGAGGGCGTCATGGCCCTCACCGTAGACGTTCTCGCGCACGAACGGGCCGGCGACGCGGTACAGCCCGAAGTCGTTGGGGCGGCCGATGTCGGGCAGGAAGAGGACCGGCTCGTGACGGCCACGCAGCGCCCTCCATAGCTCCGCCATCTGCGCCGCCGTGGTCGACGTGGGCCGGTCCACGGGATCCCAGGCGATGCGAATCTGTCGCCGTTGCGCCCCGAGCACGCGCGAGGTCTCGTAGCCGGCCTCCGACGCGCTGACCGCCGCCGGATCGAGGATCGTCCAGGCGAATCCGTTGGCGTAGGCGTCGCGCGGGGCAACGATGCGCCCGATGACCAGCGTTCCGATCTGGTAGTAGTCCTCGGAGGTCTGCTGCGCGCCGATGGACACGCGCGCGAACCGATAGCGCTGAACGGTGGGCGCCAGGACGGCTCCCATGCGGTCGCCGTAGACGTACATCGTGCCGGACAACGCCGAAAAGTCCGTGCCCTGGCTGTAGATCGCGTCCGTGTCGTTGTCGTCGATGCCGTAGACCGTCGAACCGACGAGCAGGTAGTAGCGTCGGCCGTCCTGCGGTCGCCACTGGTGATGGAGCCAGGGATTCCCGTCCGTGCCCACGTACCCGACGCCGCGCTTGGCGGTGGAGATCGCCCCACTCCATGCGGTGGCGTCGAGCCCCACCGAGACGGACGGAGAGCCCCAGGAGTCCGTCGCGTTCATCTGGATCGTGGCCGTGCGAAAGTTGGTCCCGACGAGCGCGGCGAAGTCGGCCGGCAGGATGCCGGTCGCCCCGGCGTCGATGACGATGGCGTGGCTCGCGTTGTCCCCCGTCGACCTATGGGCGGCGGAGGGGCGCATGTCCCGCAGGATCCAGGAGGCGGCGTAGCTGGCGGTGGTCGCAAGCTCGTACTCGTCCCCGAGGACTCCTCCGCCCGAAGCCCCACCGATGCGGATGCCGTTGGTGAGCCGGAAGTCGTGGGATGCGTCGAGGGGCCGCCCGAAGAGGTCGTCGGGGTTCGTGAACCCGCGCGCGAGGCCGAGTTCGTTGGGGGCGAACGCGAACCAGGTCACGTCCCAGTCGACGGCGCCCGCCGCAGTGCCCCCGAACCTCGGGCGCGTCGCCGCGCCCACAGATTCCGTCACGGTGACGTTGTCGGCGAGGTTCGTCCAGTGCGTCTGCGACGACACCCGGTACCACGCGCTCGCCTTCGCGGTGGTCGCCGACTCGGTGTCCATGGCGATGAGCACCTCGGTGTACGCCGCGAACAGGTTGAGCGTGAGGGCGGAACTGGCCAGGGTGTTGCCGACTTGGTCGACGAGCCGGATCTGGTTGATGCTGACGCGCAGCCACACCCCGCACACGTTGCCGCTGCCGTCGTCGAACTCGACGGCGAACACCGACCGATTGTCCGCCACGGACCCATTGGAGTTGACGCGGAACCGCATCTTCCACCGCCAGCCCGTCGTAGGGATCGTGGTGCCAAGGAAGGTGGACGCCGCAGTGTAGTAGGTGTTGTTGGCAGCCGTCCCCACGATCTGGAGCCCGGTGCTGGCCAGCGTGATCGTCGCTCCGGCCGCCACGTTGGTTGCCGTCCAGTCCTCGTTGTTCGGAAGCTCGATGGCCGCGTAGGTGCCCTCGCTGAATCCGTCCGTGCCCCCGCTGGTCCGCCCCTCGGTAAGCGAGTCCCAGCCGCCGAAGTGGATCTCCAGGTTGCTGTCGTCCTGCGCGAGCGTCGATCCGTTCGAGACCGCGACGACGACGATGGAGCCGTTCCATTCCCCAGCGCCGATCTGCCGCAGCCCACGCGGCGTGGCCGTGTTGACGCCGTTGTCCCATACGGTCGTCGTCGTGCCGGTCGCCGCGGGATCGAGCAGGACGACGCCGTCGTCGCGGCTGACAGCCATCTGGAGAACGGACGATATCGAGAAGTTGTGGCTCCCGATGGCCCACACCGTTCCGTCGTCCCTGGCCACGACATCGACCACCGAGGCGGTCGCGTGGCACGCCGCCCCGAGCTGCCTGGCCGCACCAGCGCTTGCGCCGGGGAGGATCGGGTACACCGCCGCTGCTGCTGCCGAGGCGTCGGTCGCGATGGCCAGCACGGTGCCAGTGGCGGTGACACAGGTCCGGGTCGGGCCCCACGTCGGGGAGCCGGCCAAGGAGAAGTTCTGCCCGCCGTCCCAGGACCAGTAGATGGCCGCAGTGACCGTGGCCGCGCCCGGGTGCATGGACACCACGATGCACACCGCTTCCTCCACGACCTCCATGGAGAGCTGCCGCCCGGACGGAGACGCCCCGAGGTTGATCCCGGTGTCGAGGGACCAGTCGGCCCACGTCGTGCCGTGGTTGTCGCTGTACGAAATCTTCACGATGCCCGTGGTGAGCAGGTAGGCGCACAACAGACGGCCCGACCGGAGGACCGCGATGGCCGGGGAGCTGTTCTCGTCGATGGTCACGAGGTCGACCGTGACCTCGGTCCACGACGCCGTCCGGGTCGCCTTGTGGAGGACCTGGATGCTGTCGGTGAGCCCGCGCTTCGTTCGCGGGAACCCGACGGACCCGTTCTCGAGCGCCCGGGGCGACCCGACGCCGGGGTAGTCCGTGGTGCCGTCCGCGATGTCGATCGGGTCGCTGTAGGTCTGGTGGATGGAGTCGGTGTGTCCTCTCCATTCGGTGGCCGCGTCGGCGGCGGCCTTCCATCGCAGTGCCGCTCCGGGCACTCCAGGGGACCCGTCCGCGGAACTGTCGCCCGTCCAGTACCCGGTGACGTTGCCGCCCCTTTGGAGGGCGAGGTCGTAGGTGGCGGACGCGAGCGGGGTGCCGGAGGCCCGAAGCAGGAGTCGCCCCTCGTTGTCGGTGAGCGCCTCGGGCACCCCGGGAAGCAGGCCCGCCTCGTTGGTCGCGGAGACGACGCGCTCGGCGGTGGCCTTTTCCCATTGGCGGACGAAGGCGGGACGGGTCAAGATGCACCTCGGAGCACACCATGATCGCCTACCTCGCCCTCGCCTCCTGCGCCGTGACGGACGACTCCTTCGACCCGGAGGCGTCCGCCAGCGTCGATGTCGGCTACGACATGCACGAGCACGTCTGCACCGAGCCGGGCGAGACGTACGCGCTCCCGGTGCCCGCCGCCCTCCCGCTCGCGTTCTCGGTGTGGCGCGTGACCACGGACGAGTACGGCGGGTGGACGCGCCTCGCGCGCGAGGACGTGAGCTCCATCTCGGCGACGGACCCCCCGACGCTGACCTGCCACACGGCCGGCGAGGCGATCCGCGTCCTGTACCTGGTGCCGACGTAGCGTCATGCGACCGGCGCCGCGCCGGACCAGCCCGGGGTGAGGCCGTCCGGGGCCAGCGCCCGGATCATCGACCGGATCGTGGTCCCGCTCCGCTGCTCGGTGCGCATGATCTCCCGCTGGGTCACGCGCCCGACCGTGAGCTCGACGGACATGGCCCCCCCGGCGCCGTTGCTGGCGTTCGCGGCCTCGGCGGCCCGCGCCGCCTGGGAGTTCATGACGACGACCCGCTCCTGATCGAGCACGCGGCGGCGACGGCCGCCGATCGTGATGTCGCGCTCGTCGGGGGCCATGTCGCCGATGGCGAAGCTCCCGCCCTGGTGGGCGCGCTCGACGGCGACATGCTGGGCGATTCCCTGCGCGATGACCGCCCCCATGGGGATCAGCCCCCACGGCCATCCGTACTGGGCGAACGCCTTCTGGGCTGCGACCGCCGTGTCGATGGAGATCGAGGCGTGCGCCCAGGTCTTCTGCGCCCGCTCCGCCCGCTCGTTCTCGCCGACGATGAGGTCGGAGATCGTGCCGAAGATCGACGCTGCGGCGTCGAGCGTGGCCCGCATGGTGTCGATGCGGGCCTGCTTCTCCCTTTCGATGCGATCAAGCTCGTCCTGGTGCGCGCGCTCCCGGATAGCGTCCTGCGCCGCCGTCAGGCGCACCAGCTCCTCGTGGTAGTTCTGCTCGATGATCAACTTCGCATCGGCTACGCGCTCCTCGGAGATCAGGCTTTCCTGCCAGATTGCTCCGAGCTCCGACATCTCGGCGTCGCGCAGAGCCTTGGCGGCCTCGAAGTCGTCGAGCCGCGACGCCCGTAGGCGCGCGTAGAACTCCTGCGCGGCCTCGAATCGCTTGGTGAGGTCCTCGTCGGTCGGCCCGACCCCGCCGTCGCCGCCGGGGGCACCAGCCGGCCGACCCTTGCCAGCGGGCGACTCCGGGTCGAACTCCGACGCGGTCCGCTCGGCTTCCGCGACGAACGCCCGGAACCCGGTGAGCGCTCCACCGTTCGGGTCGAACGAGGACACGAAGGCCATGGCGTTGGCCTTGGCCTCTCCGAGAGACTTTCGGACATCGCCGATGCGGGCGTCGAGCCACATCGCCGACTGCGCCGCGTCCGGTAGGCCGAGATGGTCGGCCATGACGATCATGGCGTCCCGCAGGGGCTGGGTGGCCTTGATGATCGCCTCGCCGAGCGCGGCGACCGGGCCGACGAGCAGGTTCACCCCGAGTTGCATGGCCGCGATTCCGTCCGCGCCGACCGCGATGGCCTCGCCAACCCGCACGAACGCCGACCACAGGACGGTCGACGTGACCGACGCCATCGACTTGATCTCCTCGCGGTGCTGCCCGATGAGGTCCAAGGTCTCGGCGAGCACGCCCTTCACGTTGTCGAACAGGCCGGCGTCGGAAACCTGGATCTGAAAGCGTCCCCATTCGTCCTTGAGGTTCGACACCATGCCGGAGAAGGTCCGCGACAGCCGCTCGGCTCCGCCCGCGAACGCGCCGTCGCGCAGCGTCTCGGTGAGCGCGACCCGGAAGTCGTCGAGCGCCATCTCCGCCGCGTTCGTCCCCTCGCGCAGCTCGATCTGCTTGCGGAGGACCCTCCCCCAGTCGCTCTCCAGGCCCGTGGCGCCCTGCGACCATGCCTTGCCGATGTCGATTGCCGACTGCGACAGATCCGCGCCCGTGGTGGCCGCGAAGTCGATCAGGCCGGGCATCAGCTCCTCGGCGGCGGCGCCGAACCCGCGCAGGGTCGTCTCTGCCTGGACAATCTGCCCGACCTCGAAGGGGGTCTTGGCAGCGAACTCGAAGAGCTCGCCCATCCGCGCGCGCGCTTCCGTCGCCGACCCCATCATCACCGTGAGCCGGTTCTCGAAGGTCTCCATCTCCGCGCCGGCCTGGACGAACCCCTTGGCCAGCGCAGCGGCGGCCCCGACCGAGAACGCCGCCGCGAGGCTCGTTCCGATGCGCCCGGCGAACCCGACGATCGACCGCTGGGCGTCGGTGAGGTCGGCGCCGACGCGGAACCGGAGGGCCTGTTCCACCGCCTACCCCTTCTGCGGTTCGTACCACCCGACCCACTCGCGGCGGTGGAGCTCGATCCACTCCGCGGCGAGGTCGTCGGGCAGCGCGTACAGCTCCGCGGGGTCTCGGATCCCGAGTCCGCGGCACGTCATCAGGAGCAGCTCCCGGGTGCTCATGCGCCCGCGCCGCCCCCCGAGCCGTTTCCCACGGTCCCGGCTCCGTGGTTCACCCGATTGATCTCCTTGATGAGCTGGTCGACGTCGCCCTCGGTCAGCCCGGCGTCCCGAAGCTCTACCTCCAGGCGCTCCGCGTAGGCCGTCCACGCCGGGGGATCGGAGGAGACCGGCGCCGACGCGTCCACCTGGCCCCCCAGCGCGCGCGCGACGAGGCACAGGTTCCGGTGCCAGGTGGCTCGGGGCATCCTGGCCTGGTCGACCCCCCGCGGCACGCCGTTGAGGTACTCGATGGGGTCGGGAATGACCGTCTGGACGAACGCGATGAACCCGGCCGGAAGGGGGGCCACATCGAGCTCGACGACCTCCTCCGCCTCCTTGCCGCCGTGGACGAGCCGGACCCTGCGGGTGAGCGGCTGGACGAACTTGGTCTTCATGGGGCTCCTATGCGTACGTCGGCACGTTCTCGAAGTCGGTGAACGAGAAGTCGAGCGCGATGGTTCCGTCCTCGCCGCCCATGTCGATGGCGCACTCGTCGCACCGCACGTAGGCGAAGGTGGTCGTCTGCGTCGCGCCGCCCGTGCTCGGGTTCGTGTGGGTGATCCTGATCTTCCGCGTGATCGTGTCGCCGTTGGCGGTGTTCGTCCACGACGAGCCGAGCCCGGTGCCCAGGAGCGCCTCGCGCGGCGTCGCCGCCGTCGAGCCCCTGAACGTCCCGGCAGACATGCGGAACGCGCCCGTCACGTTGGCCGACCCGGTGGTTCGGATCACGGGCGTGGACTGGTGTTTCCCTCGGTGCATGACCTCGGTCGACGGCGGGGCGGTCTCTGTCCAGGTGATCGAGCCCAGCCGAGGGGTGATCTCGATGGAGTTCGCTGCCCCGTCCTCGATGTAGACCCGGCAGTCGGTGTCGGCGAAGCTGATCGTGCTGTCAGATGCGGCCATGGTTCACTCGTGTTCGGGCCACCAGAGCCCGGTGAAGGTGACGATGCGGCGGGCCCACCCGTCCATGGGCGACGGAGCGGCGATCTCGGGCGCGTCGATGAACCGGAGGACCGACGTGGTGGCCGTGGCGCCGGAGGTGTCGGCGACGTAGTCGAGGAGGGTCACGTCCGCGAGCGTGAACCGGGCGGCCACCATCTCGGCGATGTGCTCGGCGGTGTCGACCGACCCGGCCGCGCCGTCCTGGGGGGTGCGGGCGTAGCACTCCACGACGCCCTGGACGGTGTGCCGATAGGTCTTCCGTCCCGACCTGACGCCAGCGAACACGCCGCCGAGGTCCCGGTAGGTGGCCCGCACGAAGGCGCTGGCGTTCTGGGAGTTGAACGCCGCGTCGTCCAGTGGCACGATTGCCACCGTCACCGAGAGCCCGAACGTGATCCCGGCGAGGTGGGCCATCAGCGTCCGGGTGACGTTGCGCCACCGCTCGGTCGCGTGCATCACGACCTCCAGGCGGAGGCGAACTCGGGGCCGACGATGCGGGCGATCTGCTTGCCGATCTTGGCCAGCGCAGCGATCCGGTGCATACCCGCGGCCATCCGGGCGGTGCCGTACTCGATGTAGGGGCCGTACTCGACGTTGTTCGTGACCGTGACGACCCGGCGGAACCAGCGGCCCTCGATGCGGCTTTCGCCGTCACCTGCCCGGAACCCGGTCGTGGGACCCGCCGCGCGCCCCGACACCGCCTCGATGGCCACCGCCCAGGCGGCCTTGTATCGTCCGGTGTCGATGCGCTTGGGGAGGCCGCCGACGCCATTCAGCGACACCACGATCTCGCGGGTCACGTCGAACGCGGTCTTGCGAACGATCTTGTCCGCCGCGGCAGGACCCGACTTCCGCACGAACCGGTCCACGGCACGCTGGAAACGCCGGCTGTCCAGCGTCATGTTCAGCGCCCGCTTGGGGTCGATGCGGATGGGGCCCGCCTTCACGCCTACTCCGTGCCTGCGAGGGCGACGTAGAAGGTGCTGGTGTCGGCCGCGAGCAGGTTCAGCAGGTCGCCCGTGGCGGCGGTGACCGTGCCCTTGTCCACCCCGGGCGCGACCCACAGGAACAGCCCCCCGGGCTGCACGATGATGGCATCGGACGCCGCCTTGAACACGCCCGTGACCCCGTTGCTGGCCGGGCGAGCCACCTCCAGGTAGTCGCCCGTGTCGGTGTCGAGGTTCTCCACCATGATGAGCCGGAGCCCGGTCATGGCGAGCGCGGTGCCCTGAAAGTCCTTGTAGGAGCTGGAACCGTTCAGGTCGGCGTCCTCGTTCGTGGCCGCCAGCGTCCGCACCTGGTCCACCCATACCTGGGTGACCTGGTCGGAGCCGGTCCCATCGGTGAAGACGTGCTCGTAGGTCCGGTTGATCTCGAGCTTCGCGCCGTCGAGCCCGGTCACGGTGCCCTTGAGTTCGACCCGGAGCGTCAGGCCATTGACCGTCTCATTCGCCATGGTGAGCCTCTGGAGGGGTAGAGGGCATGTCGGCGACGGCCTCGCCGAACGCGACGATGTCGGGGCGCACCTTCGCCCATTTCATCTCGCCGACGCAGCGCTGGAGGGTCTTCGCGTCGGAGTCTTCGAGGGCCAGGACGCCGTTGGAACGGTCGACCGCGTCGAGCACCCGCAGCCGGGCGCGGATCTCGTCGAGCTTGCCGCCCTGGGGCATGTCGTTGACGCACAGCCGAATGACATCGGCGGTCGTGGTGTTTCCGATTTCCTCTGCCTTCATCCGAAGGTATTTCATGGCGGCCCTTCTCCCGTGACGGCGGCTACGCCGCGTAGATTGGAATCTGGTAGTTCGTGGCCCCGATCGCGCACTTGATGTAGCCGGACTCGGCCGTCGCTTCGGGGGAGATGGTCATCGTTGAGCCCACGACGACGCCGCCGTCGCCATCGGCGGCGAACTTGAAGAGGGCGTCGAGAGGGTCGTCGCAGTAGATGCCGGAATGCACCGGGGTCGCGCCGCCGCCGTCCGTCGAGACGATGTGCAGGGCGCAGAAGTCGCCGCCCGTGTCACCGGCGAGGCTGGTGACCGCCGCCTTGAAAGCCGCGATGGTGCCGGAGGTGTGGTTGGTCGTCGATGTGGTAATCGAGGACTTCAGCCCGGACACGACGCCGGCCGCGCTGTTCACGGTGGTCGTGAGGGTGTGCGCGTCCCCGGTCGCCGTCAGGGTGAAGGTCTCGTCGATACCGGGCGTCGCCGTGGTCGAGCGCAGGACCGCGAAGGTGCGAGTCGCGTCCTTGAGGTGCCAGGCGTCCGCGACGTTCGGGTTGAGGAGCCACCCGGCCTCGGTGGTGGCGCAGCCCGTAGCGTCGAAGGTCTGATCGAAGCCCGCCCCGACCTTGAACATGAAGTGGTCGCAGTCCGCCTGGCCGGCCGTCACCGTGCCCTCGAAGGCGTAGTGGTCGACACCCGCCGTCGAACCGGTCAGGCTGACGACGGTGGCCTTGATGGCACTGATCGATCCCGAGGTACGCGGGTTTGTGATCTGCTGAACCGTGACATCGAGCCCCTCCGCGTTCTGCGTCGCGTGGCTCATGGTGACGACGATGTTGTGCCCGTCGCCCGTGCCAGAAAGCGCGAAGGTCTCGTCGATGCCCGGTGCGGCCGTCGTCGTGCGGAGCACGACGTAGGTGAGCGATGCCGACTTGATGTGCCAGGCGTCGGCGAGGGCCGTCGCGACGAGCCACCCGGTCTCCGTCGATGCCGCTGCCGTCGCGTCGATGGTCTGATCGAACCCGGCGCCCTGCCTGAAGGCGAAGTGGTCGGCGCCCGCAGCGCCCACCGTCACGGACGCCTCGAAGGCGTAGTAGTCGACGCCCGCAGTGTCGCCGGTCAGCGAGGTGACCGAGGACTTGATTCCGGTGAGCGTGCCGGAGGTCCGGGCGGTCGTGACCTGCGAGGCGGATACCGCGAGGCCGATGCCAGTTGCGCTCGCCGAGTTCCAGGTGCTCGTGTTGGAGTGGGCGTTCCCGGCGCCCGTGCGAACGAACGTTTCCGCGATGCCTGGCGTGGCGGTCGTGGTCGTGTAGACCACCATGTCGCCGGTCGAATCCTTGATTGACCAGGCGTCGGCGAGGTTCGCCTTGAGCGTCAGGTTGAAGTCGCCCGTCGCGATGCCGGAGCCGCTCGCGTCGATGGACTCGTCCTTGATGAGGAGCCCGTCGATGGTGACGCCCGCGCCGGACGTGGACTCGGCGATGACGTCGGCCTTGATCCCGAGCGTGCCGAAGTCGTCCGTGCCGGTAGAGGCCAGGACGCCCGCCACGGTGAGGTTCCCGCTGTCGTCCAGCGAGAAGATCGTGGTACCAGAGGCGTTCTTGTACGTCAGGAAGTCGGCCATGGTCGCCTCACGCCGCCTTGCGGGCGATCAGGGTGTGGGTCGCGCCGAGCATGTCGCTGCGGCGTTCGAGGATCGTGTAGCTTTCGGCGCCCCAGGTGAGGCGCTCGTAGACGGCCGGGTCCGCGGCGATGTCGTCGGCGGCGAGCTGGACCAGGACCGTGTGCGGAATGACCGCGCCCTCCGCGTCCTTCGCCGCCGAGACCGACGCACGGAGCGGCGTGGCCGTCTCCGCCGTCGTCGACTGCCCGGAGCCCGGCGTGTAGGTGCGCGTGCCACGCGCGTACAGCGTGACCGCCGTGGCGGTGTCGGGATCGCGGACAAGCGCGCGGATGTCGGCCGTCAGGTCGGCCTTCGCCCGGGGGTCCATGAAGTCGGCTGCGACGCTGTTCATCAACCCGCCGTCTGGACGGTCGCGGTCCATGCGAGGTCCATCGGTAGCGTTGCGGGCGCGATGGTGTTGACGGTGGGGAGGTCGGCGGTGGAGGTCGTCGCAAGCGACGCAAGGAGAGCCTGGAGAGCCGCGATCTGTGCGGTGTCGTCGTAGGGGATCCCCCCAACCTCCGCCCGCTTCACCCGCCGCGCCTTGTCGGCAAGGAGGGTGCGGACGGCGAGGTAGGCGGCGCGCACCACCGTGCCCTCGGCGGTGAGGAAGTAGTCGATTTCGTCGTCCTCGAACGCATACGCGGACCCCGACGTGTCGGCGATGAGCAGCCGTACACGCCCCCGGTCGGTCGCGATCGCGTAGGTGAACGACACCGGCTACGCCTTCCGGCCCGCGCGACCCTGGTCCCGGATCTCCGTGAGGAGCGCGATCATTGTCGCGTTCTGCGCCTCGATGCGGAAGAGTGCGGCGAGCTCCCGCTTCTCGACTTCGGCCGCCGGGACGAGACGCGCCGGATCGAGGACGGACACGTCGACCTGGGAGGAAGCGGCAAGGCGCAGCGCCTCCTTGGCAGGGTCGACCCCCCGCCCGAAGTCGGCCCGAAGTCGCGATGGCGTCTCGGTCGTGGTCGCCTCCATCAGGACACGGCCAGGTCGTTGGCGAACCAGTGGCGCCAGTTCGTGACGACGTGGCCGTAGTAGCCCGTGCCGCGGATCTCGACGCTGCCGCTCTTGGGGTCGGGGGCGGACGTGTCCACACGGAGAGCGTCGCCGGAATCGGCGATCTCGATGCCCTCCATTGCCTCGCCAAGGAACCAGCCGGTCGTGTCGGTGAGCCAGCGCCACATGATGGGCCGGATCACCTGGTCGCCGGTCCAATTCTTGTCGTTGTTCGCCGTGCCCGGCTTCAGCATCGACTCCAGGAGGACGTGGGCCGTCTGCTGGAGGTCGGGGGGGACCACCAGCACGTTCGGCATGATCGGCACCTTGTCCCCGACCTCGTCGACCGCGTTGGTCGACATCATGGCGACCCGCGCCGTTTCCAGGGTCGTGCTCGACAGCGGCGCCGACGCGATGAGGTTGAACTTCGTCACCGAGCTGTTGAGCGCGATCGGGTGGTTGTTCCCGGTCGCTGCGAACAGCGGCTTGCCGTCGTAGATGTACTTGGGGTAGGTCGCCGGACGCCCTGGGTAGGATCCGTCGAACGTGTCGAGATCACCGGCCGAAAGGACACCCTTGTTGAACAGGTTGGACGCCGCAAACTCCTTTTCCTGCGCCCAGCCCTCCCCCCAGCCGCCCAGCCCCTCCGTAACGAACCTGGTCACGAGCCCGAGCCCGTTGGGCGAGTTGTACATTTCCTCCGGGATGGACATCCGCTGACCGTACTTGTGGAACCGGCGGAACCACTGGTACGCCTGATCCATCGTCCGCGCCGGGGCGTCGGAGCCGCGCAGCATTCGGGCAGGACGCTTCGCGCCCGTGATGACGACCCCGGAGTCCCCCTCGGGAGGTGCGACGGCCGAGATGATCTGACGCCGGAAGATGCGCGGCGCCACCTGCTCGACTCGCCCGTAGCGTTCCAGCATGGGGAGGAGGCCGAGATCGGAGACGAGCGCGGGAAGCTGGGTGGCGGAGACGGAGGACATTGCTACACCCCGGCGAACGTCGGGCGGAGCCGGACGTAGACAGTGTTGTTGGTGACGTCGACCCTGACGATCTCCAGGCAGTCGTCAACGGTCGCGTCGATGTCGACGCTCCGGGCCCCGCCCACGTCGCAGGTCTTGAACAGCAGGCCAGCGGTCACCGTCCCGGTGTCGGGCGGGTACTCGTAGACCGACTCGCGCGAGATGTCCACGTTGATGAGCGCGTCCCCATCCGCGGCGGGTACCGCCATCTTGTCGCAGGTCACTCCCATCACGAGGTCGCCCGCCGCCGCCTTCTGGACGTAGCCGGCGGTACCGAGCACCACCATGTCGCCAGCGTCGAGCGCCGTCGTGGACGCATCGACCGGGCATTGAATGATGACCCGAGGGCCGAAACGGTATCCGTACTTGTCCGCTGCCATGGCTATGCCTCCGCGTTCGGCTTGATTCGACCCGTCGCGACCAGTGCCCGGTAGTAGGCTTCTGGATTCGCGTTGTACTCCTTCGCCTTCTCGACGACCTCAGCAGGAATCGTGACCTTGGGGGGGGGCTTGCCGCGCTCCCCCGCGCCGGCCGGGCGCTCCTCCGCTACCTTCGTCGCCTTCGCCATCTCGCGCACCGCGTCGAGACGCTCCTCGGGATCGGGAATCGCCTTCGCCACCCGCTGCAACGCCTCGGGGAGCTGGGCGGCCTCGGTGTCGGCCAGGGCGCCGATGCGCTTGGCCCGCGCCTCTTCCCGCGCCGCGAGCTCCGCCGCCTTCGTCTCGGCGACGGCGAGCTTCGTCTCGCGGTCGGCAAGGAGCTTGTCGAACTCGCCGCGAGCCTTGGCCGCGTCGTCCTCCGCCCGGGTCTTGGCCGCAGCCGCATCGGCCACCCGCTTCGCCTCCGCCGCTTCGAGCTTCGCCACCCGCTCGTTGGCGGCGGCGAGCTGCTTCGCCGTCTCGTCGGCCTTCGGGTCGGGATCGGCCTTCTTGGTGGGATCGGCCCCCTTCGCGGGGTCTCCTCCCCCGTCGCCTGGGTCGCGGAACACAGTGGGCAGTTGGCGCATGGGCCACCTTACTTTGCGGCCCCCCATGCACGTCGCCGGAGAGCGGTTCCGCTTTCCCCGGAACTTGTGCGCGACTTGCGCACTGGATCGTCCTTACACCTTGATTGCGCGTATCCCCGGCGGTAGGATGCCCCATGCCGCGAACGAACAGGCGCCGAGTGCGGGATCCGATGGACGGCGGGAGGCCCCCGCGCAACGGGGAGCGATGCCGGTTCCGGCGAGAGGTGTGGCTCGCCCCGTGCGAGCTGGCGACGATCAGGAACAAGCTGGGACGGGTCCCTTCGGCCGGCGACCTCCGCGCGCTGGCGCTGGCCGCCGCTACCGCCTCGCCCGCGCCCGAAGCTCCCCCAGGCCCAACAGTCGCCCACGGTCGCTGAACGCTTCGAGCGGGGTTCCCGAGCGCCACATCGCCTCACGCTCGGCGGAGCCGAAGAACTCCGCCACCTCCTCGGCGTCGGCGCGGCGCAGCCAGGCGTCGAACGTCATGTCGGCGGGGGGCTCGCCGTCGTGGCGGCGGTCGGGGTCGAGGCCGAGGGCGTGCCAGGACTTCGATATGGGCGCAAGGAAGCACCTACATCGGGGATGCAGGGGCGGCCGTCGATAGCCGGGGGGCATCCCAGGATCGCCACCCCGTCGCGCATCCGCCACCGTCCACGTCTTCCCGTGAAGGGGGGCGCACACGAGGCACGTCCGGCTGTCCAGCGTGGCGAGCCATTCGACCCCGGCCAGCACGTCCTCGTTCGCCTGGTAGGTCTGCCACGCCACCGTGTTCGCGACCCGCTGAACCTCGGTCCTCGCGTTGGCGACGAGCCGATTCCGGTAGGTCTCGACGATGTCGGTGCCCCGCCGAAGGAGCCGCGCCACCTCCGGCATCGACGCCCCGCGCGCCAGTCCCCGCGCAACCGCGTCCTGGATCCCGTCGTTCGCCTCGACGAGATCGGCGGCGAGGCGGTCGGTCCAGATGCCGCCGCCGATGGGCTCGACGATGGCCGCGGCTACCTGCCCGTCCGGCACCTGGGCGAACCCGGCGCCGATGTCGCGGAAGATCGTCTCCTGGATGGCGCCCTCCGCCTCCGCCACCTCGGCGAGCGTCTCCCGCAGGTCGCCGGCCAGCTTCGCCCGGAGCTGGCGGATCCCCTCGGCGAGCTCGGCCAACTTCTCGCGCAGCACCGAGAGCCTCGCGACATCGACGACCTCACCACGCCCGATGCGCTCGATGACGCCGTCGATCTGGCCGTTGATGTCGGCGAACGCGGCGTCGTACGCGGTCAGGAGGCGCTTCGTCGTCCCGCCCTCGTAGCGGAGCAGCGCCAGCCGGTAGCTCACCAGCCGGTCGGCGATGTCGCCGTTGACCGTGCCCCCGTCGACGGCCATCTACGCGGTCGCCGACGCGAGCCCCAGGGCCGCAGCGCACAGGAGCACCAGCCGCACGACCAGGGGGCCGTCCTTCCTGGCGCGGTCGCGGATGAGAATCTCGCGGAGGCCGCCGGACCACAGAGCCACCAGGACTACGTCGTAGGCGAGCACCGCCAAGACCCAGATCGCGGACGCTACCGCGACGACCAGGGCGAGCGTGGCGATGGTCATGGCTCCTCGCCGGCACGCGGGGTCCGCTGAATCGTGCCCTGGATCCTGACCGTCTCGCCCCCCGAGCCTGGAATTTCAAACAGCCTATCTATGATGATGGGCTCGGCCTCACGCTTGGCGCGGATCGTAGCCTCATCGCAGGGCGCCCACGGGCTGCCGAAGGGGTCGCAGAGGAGGACCATCGATGGGCAGTCCGTCACCGCCCTACAGTCGACGGAATGGGCCCACGTCGGATCGAAGACGTCCGTCGCCGTGCAAAGCACACCCACCCCGTTGATCACGTTCACCCACACCTGCCCAGCGCGGTAGGGGGGTCGGGGGATGGGGTTCTCGCGGTCGATGCGGGCCATCTCGGCGACATCCTGATCATCATCGCCACGCCGAACGAACCACTGCCCATCCCACCGAAACCAACGAAAGGTGGGCGGGTCGGTGCCCATTGGATCTTTCCGCCACCACCTTCGCCGCGGGTGCTCCCCCGGTCGGGGCGGGTAGTCCTTCAACTCTGGAATCTCGATCATGGCGCACTCTCCGGTTGTTGGATTCTACTCGTCTGCGGTGGTCGCCCTTGGATCGGCCCCGAAGAACCCGCCCGCCCGGCTCGCCGTTTCCTCGTCGACAAGCGCCGCGTACCCCGCGGGGTCCTCCTCGGCGGGAATGAACCCGAGCCGCTGGAGGGTCCGCACCCGGTCGATGCGCGCCAGGTCGGCGCGCACGTCGACGTAGCTCTTGATCTCGCTGCCGACGTTGCGCGGAAGCACGGGCGGGAGGTCGACCGTGAACCCGGGCGCCCCCTCGTCGTGCTCGCGGTTGTCCTCGGAGGCCACCGCGATGGCGGTCGCCTCCAGGAGCGCCCCGTAGAACCGCGTGCGGATGTCGTGGCAGGCCGTCTCGTAGGCGGCCGACCGGTAGCCCTTGGCCTCGCCCGACTCCTGGGCGTTGGAGTCGGCGAACACGTACGCTGGCTCGGTCTCGGCGACGTGGCCCCGAAGCTGGGCGATCATGTCGAGCATCGCCTTCACGGCCGACATGTCGGGCTCCACGTACTCGAACCGGGCGTCCTTCGGGAGCCCGTGGAGGATGCGGCCGACGCGACCGACGTCGTTCGTGCCGATCTTCGCGCCGGTCAGCACCCCCACCGGCCCCGCCGACCGGTTGCCGACCGCGCGCGCCATGCAGGCGACCGAGTCCATCATCGCGATGGCCCGGTCGATGGGGTGCCCCGCCGGAAGGCCGTGCTCGGGCTCCGTCCACGGCACCCATGTCGCGTGTGCGAAGGGGACCACCCCCAGGCCGTGATCGCCGCTCTCCGCGTCGTCGAGGCGTCCGTCGCGGTAGACCTCGATGGACGTGGGGGTCAGGACCCGCCGGTAGGTGTGGAGGATCGGCGAGTCGGTGAGCCCGTTCAGTGCGCTGAGTTCCTCCTCGTCGAGGTAGCCAACGTCGACCACCACCTTGACCAGCCGCGTCTTCGTCTGGTCGTAGTACGCCCGGTACTCCCGGGCGTCCCTCCACACGAGCTGCGTCCGGTAGGGGGGCGTGCGGCTCATTCGGACGACCTCCCAGCCGCCCGATCCCATCGCGGCGGCCATCTTCGCCTGCGCGCCTACCGAGGCCGCAATGCGCGAGCGCCTCCACGCCGCCTCCCCCGCAGCGAGGATGTCGGTCGGGGCCCCGCGGTCGAGCTCCAGGACCGGCCCGGGATGGACGCCAGCGACCGACGCCGCGTACGTGTTGACGAGGAACGAAAAATCCCG